GAGCTGTTCTCATCAGCCACATAATTATAATAAATAGGTACGCCAGTAAAAAAGAAAAGCGAAAAATCTTCACCGGTGGCGACATGCTCTGAATAGGTGATGCCCCATCGTCGTCCTGCCAAACCTGGTGACAAACCTGTCGTTGTGACTGCATGCGAATTGGAATCAATATCTTGTATTCCAATAGTCCTAGCCTTAGAAAATCTCTTAGGCATATAATAAGGAAGCTCGACTTCAATAGTGTTATTCACCCCCAAATTAGTCGCCGCATAACCGCCGCCGGCAAAGTTCCCATACTGCGCTGACATAAACTTTTGCACTTTCGGAGGCGAAGCTGCCAAAATAAATTCAACATAGGTATGGGCACCATTGCCACTGGTAGAAAAACCGTCTCTACTAACCAACGGTGCCTGTTCGGAACCAGCTCCGTCAAAAATATATTTCCTCCGCATAGCTCCACGAAAACCAGCGTAACATGGTGTAAACCATGAAACAAATGCTGTTGGTCCAGTCGTAAGTTTGCGGTTGTTAGCTGGAACAAGATCCAAACCATTCGGGTCATAACCTGTATAATAAGGCATATTCTTGTTCTTCAAAACACTAACTTGAATTTGATCATCAGCTGGTTTTTCAGGGACCCAATAGCGAGTGAAACAATAACGTTTACATAACTCCCTAATAGAAGTGGGTGGGTCACCATAAAATACCATATAAGTGTTGTCTGCTTGACTTCCCTTATTAGCAAGTTCCATTGACATGCCAGCAGATGTTGGTTTATCGGTCTGCATGGAATCACTAGTTACTATAGTTGGTGAACTACTCTGTGAATCCAATACTTCCAATTTTCCCAAACGTTTCCCTTCTTCATCCTCAGGCGATTCCCGACCCATACCGGGAGCAGGAAATAGATGAAAATCATTGAGTTTATTATTAGTGGGACCAGCAAATTTGAAATCATCGCATGCTGAAACGTAAACATTGATAGTAATGGGAGAATCAGCACTCGGCGAAACAAGAGGGTTAAGTACGTCCAATACTAGTACCCCATTTCCTTCATCAGCATTAGCAAAAATGCGAGCACCTTCGGCAAAATTAAGATCAGGCCATTCAGGTTGTCCGCATTTCTTCCAAGGTGAGTGCACACCCCAACCGACGACAATTTCAAAATCATCTGTTTCGGCGATGTCAATAACCCGGGAATAAGCCGTGTTGTAATTCACAACCGCTGAAGGTGTGTTGGGATCCCACCGTGCAAGAAGACGGCCCTTATGATAATCGCTCTTGACGACTTGGAACCTATATTTAATAGATCCCTGCCACTGCTCGAAAGCCGTTGCCATGTGTGCCAAAGGAGTCATGTGAAGCTCTTGCTGCACAGAATCATATAGCATAGGCAAATTTCGAACGTTCCAGAGCAAAGAATCAACAGGATCTCCAGGTGCCCACGAGAAACTGGTGAGGTAAGATTCCCTTTTAACATAATCGAGAATACCCATCTCATCAGTTCCATCCAAACCGACTGTTCTTGAATCAACAGTTAACTCCGCCTTGGAATCCAATGTCAATTTCAACGCTGCATCAGCAGCATCGGTATTGGCCAAATTTCCAGTAGGTGCCGGTTTTTGCTGTATTATATCCGTAACCACAGTGGGTCGACTGTAACCGAATAAACGTGCCGTTTTACTCAAAGCGGTAGCCCCAATCTGAGTGGCCGTCATATAAGGACCAATCGCAGGCAAATCGGACAATGCACCCGCTGCTTTCGCAATAGCGGCTGCAGGTTTGGATATAATTCCTGAACCATATTCATCCTGTTTCGCAATATTATTCTTCTCGTCGGCCTCTGATCTACGACCACTCTGTGACGGGAGCGGTTCGATGACCGGTGGATCGGACGAGGTGGGAATAGTCAACACAACGTCAGAAGCCCAAATATAAATTGTAACAGTCACTGGGTCATTACCAAGGTTCGCATGAAGCAAATTGCCAAACGAATTTATCGTCATACTGCCCATCTTGTCCCAATCACCTTGAGGAATACGGAGATAATTCTCCGGCCAAAAGAAGGGCAACGTCATCTCACCTCCACTATTGCTAGTTGGATTCAAAAAGAAATGTGGCTTTTGGGACGCCTGTATCAAATCTTGTGAAATAAAACTGCGCTCCTTAGTAAGTTCATCACCATCAGTGTAGGGATTATATGAACACATAGCACGCCCATAATGAAACTTGGTGCCCGAAATGACAATTTTCACGTGCATTTTCATGCGCAAAAGCTCGTAATTTTTGATTTTATCACGAACATATGGATTTTCGCAAAATGTTTGCCATGGGTTAAACTTGTAGAAAAAAGGTTGGCCAACTACCCAAGACTGTGCTGATTGGCGAATAGGACGTTGGAGAAAATTCCCCAACTCACCATCATTGGTCGTAGCCATGTCCATGGTAGGTTCATATGTACCAAGCTTTTCAGTAACCCATCCAGCATCCTCATCTGCAAACTTAGTAATTTGCTGAGTAGTTAAAGGGGCTACCAATCTTTCGGCACTACCTTCTGGGGGAGCTGTATCCCCCATAGTACCGGATTGTGAAACCATGACCCTGGACTCCAAATGCTGAATTCGCTTCATCAATTGAAAGACGTGACGATACTTCTTCGTCAATTTATCTCGCAATATTTTATTGCGCTCCTTGAGCTGCGCAATCTCATCAAGTTCATCAAATGAATCGGTTCTGTGGATTTCGATGATATCCACAAGATCATCCGTGTTTATAGCCTCGGCGGCTTCAATTAAAGTATGTAATTTAGTAGTAATGTAATTTATGAAATATTGTGTGCGGTACATCAATCGACAACACAACAGTGCTATTTTGTTGGGCGTCACCCCATCGCTAAATAACGATATATATACATTGACTATTTGTGTAGCTGTCCACAACATCTGGGTAATTTAGAACCCAGAACATTGTGCGTTAATCAAACACAAACAACTATTTTTAGCTTATCCAACGTATAGTTACGGTGGCCCAAGGTACAAAGCCCCCAGGGCGGGCTAACGAAGCCGACCTAAAGGTCGAACTTCTCACGATACCACGCCAAACGATCATCATAACTCATAATTGGTCCAACATACCCCTGAATACCAGCGGCACGTGCAACCTCTTCGAGTTGTGACTTTCGTAGCGTGTAGACCTCACGGCCATACTCAAAATACTTCAATGCTACATTCTGAATTGCTTCAGCACTTGATTGTTCCATGGTCAAAACCTTGGATTTCAAGTGAGCATGCAACATTTTAGCAATCGAATCCTCCTCGACAGGAGAACGAAACAAGCCTAATTCCTCATCCCAAACAGCAAAGTGCTTCAAAAATGATGCACTCTGCAAAGGAATAAAAGGAACAGACTCTGCATCCTTGTCAGCCATAGTATATTTGATAC